GATGAAGAGAGACATAGCTTCCGGGATGTACGCTGATATAGATTTACCTACAGCAGGAACTCCCGACCTTGCTCCTATTAGTCAGAAGATGGATACGATCATGGGATTGTCTCCTTCAGGTAACAATGACTCTCAGTATGTTGTCTTGGAACAACATTGTTATCTTGAATTACCGGAACCATTTAATGACGATGAAGCTATAGCTCTACCTTATATTGTTACCATTGAAGAACAAACACAACAGGTTTTGTCTATCAGAAGAAATTACAACAAGGATGATAAACGAAAAGAGAAGAAGATGTTCTTCACTCATTATAAATTCGTACCGGGTTTTGGTTTCTATGGTTTAGGTCTTATCCACTTCCTTGGTAACTTGACCATGACTGCAACTGCTGCCATGCGTAGCTTGGTGGACGCTGGACAGTTTGCTACTCTCCCCGGTGGTTTCAAAGCTAAAGGCATGAGGATTGTAGGTGATAACGATCCCATTGCACCGGGTGAGTTCAGAGAAGTAGAGGCTACAGGTAATGATCTTTCCAAGATGATTATCAACCTACCCTACAAAGAACCTTCTCAAACATTATTTCAGATGCTCAACTTCGTTACTGCTACGGCACAGAAGTTTGCTGATACTTCTGAACAGGTTGTAGCGGATGCAGCAAGCTATGGTCCTGTAGGAACTACAATGGCACTCCTAGAAGCAAGTAGTAAGTTCTTCAGTGCTATTCATAAACGTATCCATAAGTCACAACACGAAGAATTTAAACTCTTGGGTAGGATTAACTACGAATATCTACCAGAAGAATCTACTTGTGACGTACCTAATGGAACCTTAAATATTTTCAAAAAAGATTTTGATGGTAGGATTGATATCATTCCTGTCTCTGATCCTAATATTCCTTCTTCTGCACACCGCATGATGATGGCTCAATTAGCATTACAGCTTTCTCAGAGTTCTCCTCCCGGTATGTTCAATGTAGAAGAACTAAATAAAACTATCTTAACGGCTGCTAACATTCCTAATCTAGATAAGATTATGCCTAGGAAGCCAGACCCTATTCCCCTTGATCCTGTCAGCGATATTCAGGCAGCAGTAAAAGGAATACCGATTAAAGCTTTCATAGGGCAGAACCATGATGCTCACATTCAAGTAAAGACAGCATATCTACAAGACCCTATGAATGGTGCTAATCCTATGATGCAGCGTATTGCTCCTGTACTCCAAGCTAACATCCAAGAACATATGATAATGAAGTATCAAGAACAAGTTAACGGTGTAGCACAGAGTATCATTCAACAACAGGGACCACAGGCTGTTGAAGCAGGTATTGATCCTAATGATCCTAGAGTTATGGAACAGGTCATTGCTATGGCTGCAGATCAAGTCATGCAAGCTAATCAAGCTATGGCTGCGTCACAACAAGCCGCATCTCCAGAAGCACAGATGGTACAGATTGAACAGCAACGTCTTGGCATAGAGGCACAGAAAGTTCAGACTCAGATGGCTAAGGAAGCTGCAACGGCTGCTAATAAGAATCGTGAGCTTGATCTTAAAGAGATGTCCATTCAATTGGATATGTTCAAGGAAGGTGCCAACCTCACCTCCGAGAAAGAGGAGAATGAAATGGATCGTAACTCCAAGAAAGCTATTGCAGCATTGGATGCTCTCTTAGAACTATCTAAAACAGAAGCAAACATAGATAGAGATAAAACACTTAAAGCTGCAGATATGTTAACTAAGTTTATAGGTGAGGCTGGTAAGAATAAATAATGAACTTCTGGGATGAGTTAAATTTAAAATACGAAGAAAGATTACAAGATATAAAAAATTCTCTTGCATATGGAAATGCTTCCAGCTATGATGAGTACAGGCATTCTGTAGGTGTTATAGAAGGCTTGGAGTGGTCGAAGGAATGTCTTCGGCACATAGTGAAGCAACGCATACATGAGGAAGAAGGATAAAATAAATAATATGCAAGCAGTACGAATGGATAAAGCAGTAGACAATGTAGATTGGATTACTGATGAAAATACTAAAGTAGATATGAATAGTCTACCAGAACTACCGGGATACCATCTTCTAATTCTACCAGTATCTATAAAGAAGAAAACCAAGGGTGGTATTATTCTCCCTGATAAGATTAAAGATGATGTAGCATATCTTACTACGGTAGGTAGAGTTTTAAAAGCAGGTGACTTAGCTTATGGAGATGAAGATAAATTTCCAAAAGGTCCGTGGTGTAATGTAGGAGATTATATCTGCTATGCAAAATACACAGGACAGAAGTTTGTATACAAAGGACTGAAGCTTCTTTTGATTTTTGATGATCAAGTTATTATGAAGGTAGAGAAACCTTCTCTTCTTGATCCTACATATCAATTATCAAATTAATATTTGCGTATCTTTAACAAGTAAGGTAATATATTAAACTAAGAACCAAAGCGGGTTTTAAACCAATTCGTTAATTTCGCTGTTAACGGGAAGAAAGGACAATAATAAATGAGTGATTCGTGGGCTACAATTGATACATCAGGAAGTTCGGATGAAGATGAAATACAGATTGAGATTGAGCAGGAAGAAGTAAAAAGTAATAATGAACCTGAACAACAAAGTATAGAAGTACAACCAGAAAATAATTCTTTACAGGATAGCCAAGAAGAACAAGAAGAAGAAGCTCCTCATAAAGAACTAGAAGGCATCAAGACTAAAGGTGCAGAGAAAAGAATTAAGCAGTTAATTAGACAGCGTAAAGAAAGAGACGAAGAGCTAGAAAGCTTGAGAGGTGAGTTACATAAACTCAAAAGTACAGTAAATCAAAAAGATTCTCAACTATCTTCTACTTTAAAAACATCTCTTGATTCTCACGAAAATCAATTAACTACGAGCATTGATTCAGCAAAGCAGCTTTATAAGCAAGCAGTAGAGTCAGGTGACACTGATGGTATGCTAGGCGCTCAAGAAAGTTTAAGTAAAGCTTATGCAGATATGTCTCAGATGGAACAGAGGCGTCAGGCTTGGGCTACTTATAATGAGTCTGTAGAAAATAATAATCAACAGCAAGAGCAACAACAGAAACAAAGTCCTGCTACTAATGTACCACAGCACGATCCTAAAGCTGTTGAATGGGCTACAAAGAATAGCTGGTTTGGTGAAGATCAGATCATGACTGCTGCTGCTCTTACTGTAGATCAAGAATTAAAAAGTGAGGGCTATGATCCCTCAGATGATGATTTCTATAATGAGGTAGACGAGAGGTTACGACAAAAGTATCCTGATAAGTTTGCTTCTAATAAAGAAGAAGAAGAAACACCCCGGTTGCAGGATACGACAAATAATTCTGCTCAAGTGGTAGCGGGTGCGTCACGCACACCTAAAACCTCCTCTAGTGGTAAGAATAAAGTTAAACTTACCCAAGAAGATGTTAGATTAGCTAACAAATGGGGAATACCACTTGAAACATATGCTGCTCAAAAGCTGAAGGTCGATCAGGCCGAAGGCGAATATACCAGTATTTACAACTAGCGTGGAAGGAGATTACATACAATGACACGGAATGCAGATAAAGTATTGTCACGAAATGAGAACACAAGAGAAAACAAAAATCGTTTTGTTTTTGAGGAACCTAACTGGTTAGATATTCCACCTACGGTGAAGAATCGTTTTAATTCTGAAGGTATGTCACTACGTTGGTTACGCATCACACTCAAAGGTAATGAAGATATTCAGAACATGGGTAAGCGTATCGCGGAAGGATGGGTATTAGTCGGTCAAGAAGAGGTTCCTGAAATGGTTCAATCTTCCATCGTGCGGGAAGAAGGTCGTTATTCAGGTGCAGTCTGTCGTGGAGACTTAGCGTTGGCGAAGATGCCAACTGAACTAGCTGAATCACGTCAAGAGTTCTACGAAAACAGGAGTAGGGAAGCAGTAGAAGCGGTTAACTCTCAGTTAATGAGGTCTTCAGATTCGCGTATGCCCGTTTCAAACTCCAGTAGAACAAAAGTAACAAGAGGGAAGGCAGCATCTTTTCAAGACTAAGCCTTTCTTATTTGTCAATGTATATAATTAAGGAAAGGATCATTTTATGACTGCAACTAAAACACTAAATGGACTTACTCCTTCCCGTATGCGCGGCGGTGGTGCTAACAGTACTGGTTCAAGTGTATATAATATTGCTAGTGGTTATGCAGATAATATCTTTACTGGAGATGTTGTTGTTAATACGGCTGGTGGGAATGTGAATGTCCAACTTTCTGCTACTGATGAGGCGCTAGGCGTCTT